AGACCCCGCAGCCTTGTTTGTAACGAGCACTGCCACTATTGCCAAGACTTTAAGAGTTGTGGCTTCAGACGGTACGCCTTACTACATCATGTGCTCTAGCGCGGCTTAATATGCAGATCACCAAGGAATTCTTGGAGACTGAGATTTGTGAACTTGAGACTGAAGCACAGAAGGCGCAAACCTTTTTGACTCAGGCTCAAGCCACAATCCAAGCGTACAAGATGCTCATAAACAGGCTAGACGCACCGGAATTGGAGCAGCAAAATGACGATGCAATATGACGTAAAGTCGTATCACAACACAGTATCAGGCGTGGCTGTTCCATATCGCACGCGTCTTAAAGGGATGGTAATTTCCCCTTCGGCTACTTCTACGCTGAACGTTACATTTGCCAACAACGTTCCAGAAGCAGCAACATACAACATCCCCGGGACTACTGTTTGTACAGTAACCTATGCTGGGCACGGATTGGCTGTAGGCGATAGAGTTGTACTTAACTTTACAACTGGAACAGCGGTTCCGGACACTTATACCGTTGTGACTGTCCCCACTCCCAGCACGTTTACTGTGACTACAGCCGTGCTAACTACTAATGGTAATGTAACAATGTACCAAGACGTGCTGGCTGAAGTTGATTGCGCTACTGGAACAGCGTTTTATACCTTAGTCCCCGGCGAAGGCATATTAGCCTCTGTAGGCATTTATGTGTTTCTTCCGTCTGCCACGGTAACAACGACCATATTTTACGGATAGGACTGCATCATGACAATGCAATATGATGTCGAGTCCTCCCACGTAACAACGTCTAAGACGGTGACTACTAGCCGAGTACGTTTAAAAAGTATCACGGTGTCCCCTGCTACGGCGTCTTTACGTAGCTCGGCTGTTGCTGATCCCACAGTTTATAAATCTGGCACATACGCAAGACTTGCGGCAAGCACTACAGTCACAGTCACAATAACTGCGCATGGTTTGACTACTGGTGACAGGGTCTTTATGGACTTTACTTCTGGTACAGGAGTAGATGGAGTCTATGCAGTTACAGTAACAAATGATGACGTCTTTACGGTAACAACCGCAGCAAATACCGCAACAAACGGTAATGTGACGTTTTATAGTAATATCTTGCTAGAGATTAGCACGTACAACATTATTGGTTTGCCGGTGCTAATCCCCGGTGAAGGCATACTTTGCCAAAACGGTATGTTTGTAGGTGTTGGTGGTTCTGTAACAGCAACGGTGTTTTATGGCTAAGTCCCCCGCATGGCAGAGAGCAGAAGGGAAGAACCCGAGTGGCGGTTTAAACGCCAAAGGGCGAGCCTCTGCGAAAGCGCAAGGCATGAATTTGAAACGGCCCCAGCCCGAAGGCGGCTCCCGGCGCGACTCTTTCTGTGCGAGGATGAGTGGAATGAAAAAGAAGCTGACCAGCGCAAAGACAGCCAACGACCCGGATTCAAGGATAAATAAATCTTTGAGGGCGTGGAACTGTAAGGATGGCGGCTATGTAACTGCGGCTGATGGCTGCGCTACACAAGGCAAGACAAGAGGGCGGATGGTATGACCCAGCACGACACAGCTAAAGCGGTTGCAGATGGCGCAGCGATCTTAACGACTGTTGGCGTTATGGCTACGTGGCTCCCACCTGTGGCCTCTTTGTTTACGATCATCTATCTCGGGCTCCGTATTTGGGAGTCTGATACCGTTCGTGGTTTGACTAACCGTAAGGAGTCTACAAATGCCAGCGACGAGTGAAAAACAGAAAAAGTTTATGGACGCTGTGGCCCACAACCCAGCGTTTGCTAAGGCATCTGGCGTTCCTGTAAAAGTTGCAAAAGAGTTTAGTGAGAAAAGCAAAGGAATGAAGTTTGGCAAGGACACCAATACGTCCCGCCCCGATCTTCAAAAAGTTAATAAACCCAAGACACTTCATGGCAAGATGTCACTTATGAAAGAAGGCGGTAACACTATGGCTTCTAAAATGAACCCCGGATTTATGGCAATGATGGCCAAGAAAAAAGGCGCGACTAAAATGGCCGGTGGCGGCATGCCTATGAAAGATGGCAAGCCAGCTTTTATTGGTGACGGTAAAGGCGCAATGAAACACGGCGGCATATCCTCTTCCCTAAAAGCTCATGCCTCTGCATCAGCGTCTAAGGCTCATGCGGGCATGAAAAAAGGCGGCATGCCATCTAAGATGGGCGCTGTCAAAACCGGTTCAACACCAAATGGCGTTGCGTCTAAAGGTAAAACCAAGGGCAAGATGGTTAAGATGAACATGGGCGGCAAAGCCTGCTAAGGAAAAATCATGGCACGACGTAAAAACCTAACAGCCCTTGCTGCCCTTGGCACGTTGGGCTATATGTTGTCCAAGAGGGGCGACAAAGCAAGCGGTAAAAAAGACGACAAGTCAACTTCCGATGCAGCGGAACGTCGCAGAGCTGCTGATAAAGAAGCTAGTGAAGAGCCTTTAAAAGTGGGCGATGAATTTGGCATGGACCCAGAGGAGGCGGCTAACAAGCGTACAGAACGCATGTTGACTAATCCAAACGCTAGAGAATACGGCGAAGCGGGCACGTCTATGACAGTTTCCCCATCTAAGAAACCCGCTAAACCATCATCTGGCGCTGCTAAAGCCGCGCCTAAACTTATTGATTCATCTAATATTAGAAGTGGCCCTCGTTTTGACGACGAAGGACTTATTGACCCCTCCAATATTAGAAGTGGTCGTCGTGAGTTTGAAGAATCACAAATAGCACCTGCTTCTGTTGACGAGACTAAGCTTTCTGCGAATGAACGCCTGAAGCGAAGTATTGAAAGAAATCTTTCAGGTTTCAGAAGAGGCAGTACCCCAACAGATTACCGACCTGTAAACGAACGTTTCAAAAAAGGCGGCGCAGTCAAAGGCTATGCTTCTGGTGGTACGGTTTCATCCGCTTCTAAACGTGCTGACGGTATTGCCACTAAAGGCAAGACCCGCGGCAAAATGTATTAAGGAAATATTATGAGACGTAGACTTAACGACAAACCAGATTCTGGTGGCGGCGGTGGTAGCGGGTATGTACCTGCTGTAGTAGCCATGAAAACTGGCGTAATTGGCGGCGGTATTGGCGCGGCTCATTTAATTAAAAAGAAAGATGAGCGGGATGCTGAAGAAAAAGATAGAAATCAACGTGACGCTGACGCGGAAATGAAGCGTGAGTCTCGCGGAGTAAAAAAGCCTGCCAACTTTGGTATTCTTGAAGAAGCCAAACAGGACGCCAAAGACAGCGCTACCGCTAAGAAGCAAGACAAGGCGTACAACGAATCTTTGACTACTGAGAACAAAGCTAAAGGTGGCATGGTGTCAGCCTCTAAACGTGCTGATGGCTGCGCTACCAAGGGTAAGACCCGCGGAAAGATGGTGTAATCATGATTGCCAGCCGTGGCATGGGAGCCATACTTCCAAGCAAGATGCCCAAGGGCAAGAAGAAAGCCCGGCGGGACAATACTGACTTCACCCAGTACAAAGAGGGCGGTGCAGTAAAGTCTAAAGTAAACGAGGCTGGCAACTACACCAAGCCCGGTTTACGCAAGCGGATTTTTAACAGCGTTAAAGCTGCGGCAATTGTTGGCACTGGCGCAGGTCAGTGGAGCGCTAGAAAAGCGCAGGTTATGGCTAAACGGTATAAAGCTGCAGGTGGCGGGTATCGTGATTAAAGCCCCACAGCAATCCCTGAAAAACTGGGGCAAACAAGATTGGACAACTAAAAGTGGTAAAAAATCTTCTGACACTGGTGAAAGATACCTTCCAAAAGCTGCGATCAAAAGTCTCAGCCCTGCTGAGTACGCTGCGACGACCAAAGCCAAGCGAGCCGGAAAAGCCGCCGGTAAACAATTCGTAGCACAACCCAAAACAATTGCGAAGAAAACTGCAGGATTTAGATAATGGCAACCACTTCTGGCGCATCAGGTTTTAATCTCCAACTCGACGAATTGGTCGAGGAGGCGTTTGAACGCGCCGGTGGTGAGCTGCGTACTGGTTATGACCTGCGTACTGCTCGTCGTAGTTTGAACATCATGTTTGCAGATTGGGCCAATCGCGGCATCAATATGTGGACTATAGAGCAGGGTGAGATCACTCTTGTCCAAGGCCAGAATACGTACGCTTTGCCTGACAATACAGTTGATCTGATTGAGCACGTTATCCGTACGCAACCTAACGCAGCCAATACACAGGCCGACTTAACAATCACACGTATTAGTGTTTCTACGTACGCTACGATCCCCAACAAGATTCAGCAAGCCAGACCAATTCAAGTCTGGATTCAGCGATATAACGGCCAGAATTCTCCTATCGCCGCAACGCTTACAACGACGATTACGGCCACCAGCACAACAGTTGTGCTGAACGATGTGACAGGCTTACCAGCAACTCTTCTTCTTTTTCCCTCTCTCCTTCTCCC